ATGAAAACTAATTATGTAGGAGTAGTTGAAAAGATTAGAATGTTAAGTATGCACCCAAAAATGCTAGTTCGATTCTCATTAGTAACACAGGACGAAACTATAAACTGTATCGTCTCCAAATACGAACTGGCAAATACGCTACTAATGTTACCTGAACAATCTGAACTAGCTGTCTATGGTCATTTGAATAAAAGAAATCAACTTGTAATTGATAAAATGCTTGTAAGAAAATCTTTAGTAAATGCATAAAAAATAAGCCTCACTCTTATCTAGGAGCGAGGCTTTCGTTATGGACCATACAGGACTCGAACCTGTGACCGAACGGTTATGAGCCGTTTGCTCTAACCAGCTGAGCTAATGGTCCTGAAAACAAAATCGCCCACAATCTGTCGTATGATGGTGGGAGATTTTGCCATTAATTGAGATTCAATAGTGAATGTCATCACTGAATAAATCATACTATATAGGATTTTTTCTGTAAAACAAAAACCGTCCCTTGGCAAGGACGGTTTAAGTGAATGACTCCTTTATTGTAGGTCTAATATACTATTATTTTTACTTTCAGACAAGAATTTTTTATCCATAAATTAATTTTTCAACACTTTCTGTGTACAACCAAATAAACTCGTCAGGGAATTGCACATGTGAAATTGTTTTTCCATTCAAAGAGTGTTGTTCGGTAATAATCCCTACGGATGACGGTTGAAAAGAAAAGTAGTCGCCGACTTTTAATTCTTGATCCGGTGTATTCTCTCCTGTTGCTGGATTGATTTTATCAATATAGGCAACGTTAATCCCGTTTTCTGTCCAGTCAAAATCTGGCTGTCCCAACACATCATTTCTTACTTGCCAAAGTCCGTTCACGAACTGTAAGTCATCTACTCGGTATCCATAACGTCGCTTAGTTGGCTTAGGTGCTGGAGGAACTGGTGGAGTGGGTTGATTGTTCTGAAATCGCCAAACCTCAATGTAATTTGGCTTGGTAGCCGCATAATACTCATCCCAATTATGCTGAGTAATCGCTGTTCCTGGTTGTCCTCCGGTCCAATAATCACAACTAATAAAATCAGTAGCGTTCATCATGACACCAACGTGGCCGCCAGCTCCGCCGCTTGAAGACATATCAGCTCCCCAACTCATGAGAACAACATCTCCTTTTTGTGCGTGCCAATCTTGATTCACCGAAATACGTTGATACCCGTTTTTATCTAAATAGTTTCCTAGTGTTACCGTTGAATACAAGTAGTCATAGTTTACTCCTCCAGAATCTTTAATAGACTGCGTCATTGATCCTGAACAATCCGCTGTTCCATCAGCTCCATTACGAGAACCAACCATAGAATAGGTTATTTTTCCGACTCTCTCTAAGAACCATTCCACACTCAATTGATTATTTAAGCCCATTGTAAGCACCTTCTATCTCTTTTTCGATTTCTTCATTTGTTACTTCTGTTTTTGTAGCCAATGCCCACTCATTCATTTTTGCGACAGCCATTCTTTTTTTTGTTTGATTTGAAAGATCTTCTTTTTCTAACACCAAAACGATCTCTTGCGCTTTTTCTGTTAGTGTCATTTGTCATCGTCCTCTCTATCTGATGGTTTAAAACTGTCAATAAACCGCTGAAATAAATCCGTTTTTCCGCCTATCTTTTGGTAGTTTTCCATGATGGATTTTATTTCCATTAATAAGTAACCAAGGTAAAGCGTGTATAATAAAGCAACTCCTGCACCCCCGGGCACAATAACCGACAATGGAATAAAAAATACGAGTAGGAAAATACTCGTTAGTTTTCGTAAAATGCCGTTAATGCCTATTTTTGATTTAAATTCAATATCTGGGTTGATTTTTGCCGCAAAGGTTCCTGTAAAAAAGTCAATGACCATCGCCGTGCAAATTAATGCTAAAATGAATAAAATTTTCGTGTCTTCTGTTTCTAAAAAATGTCTAAAGTAATCAAACATCGTCATAAGTTCCACCTTCCAATAATAAAAACCGCCTAGCTTTCGCTAAACGGCTTATTCATATTCTTATTACACAGAATAAAGTTTTGTAATCACATAATCTTTCGCTGCAGTTCCATTATTCTTATGTCCTTTAATTTCTGTATTTGTTACATAAATATACTTATTGAATTTCGCACCATTTAAAGTCTCCAAATGATGAACAATAGCCACACCCGAATAATCCACCGCATGAGTTTTGGGAATAAACATATAATTCAAATCCCATGGCTGCGCTTTTCCCGTATTACTATCATAGGGTTGGTACAATGCGACCCAACCTGTAAAACATTTGTCTAAAGGTATACTTGGTTTCACAGACTGAGTCTCATTTAGATAGGCTGCGCCTTCCCAGATTTTTTTCCCTACGTTTAATAACATTTCCATTAAAGAATCGGTTAAATTCTTACCTGATATTTGTAGTCCGTCTGAAAAATTCTTTACACCTGCGATTTCTTGATTATTCGATAAATTAACAACACTATCTGTAGTAGCCAAAACTTTGAACGGACTATTTTGAGAAGAATTAGGAGAAGTCGTTCTAAATGCAATTAAAGGTGTTGCTAACGAATTCATTCTAATTTCTTGATACATAGATCCTGCAGTGCCCGCAATGGCATGTTGATAAACATATAGAGCAGAATATTTAAATTCAGGTGGCAAATCTGCTTTGTCAGTCATTGTTCCCGCAACTGTAGCATTTAGATAATAAAAACCAGCATAACCTGATAATTCTTTAAATGAAGTTACTCCCTTTGGCAAAGGTAGACCTGAACCATCATCATTAGTTAACTTTTTATTTTGAATGTCAAGGTTTTCCGTTTTACTTAAAAATCTATTATCAGCTTCCTGTTTCGTATAGAAGTTTCCCTCTTTAAACTTTTCAAGTGCTGCATCAACTTCATCTGTTACTGACTTCCCAATGGCTGAAATGCGACCTTCTGCATCCACCAATATATCTGTTATTTGTTTTTTTAGCGTATTTAAATCTACCTTGATCGCTTCAATACGTTTTTCAACATCATCATAATCAGTATTCATTTTATTTAGTGTAGCTTGATATGCTTCATTCAAAGCTTTTACAAGTTTATTGTATTCAGTAATAATTGTTTCAGCTTCTCCGGCATCAATGTCAGCATTTCCTTTAACAATGATTTTAAAGTCTCCCGTAGTATCTCTTTTCCCATCTTTTTGAAACGAAAAATATGCCCTTTTGTACGTCCCTTCTACGCTAAACGCTGCACTAGGAAACGTGTATTCAAATGTTCCTTTTTGCAATCCAGCGTTATTAGAAGAGACGTTTTCAGAATCAAAAACTTTCACTTTTCCGCCTGCAGGTTCTCCCTCAAAGGTAATGATTCCACCCGATAAATCTGGTATCTCATCTCGTCGAGAAATTTTCACAGTAATTGTTTGCATTTTTTCATCGCCGACGCGTCCATAAATAATCGGTGGCATGATTGGATCCTTTGAAAAATCGAGATTTAATATCTTATTCGCCATCAAATCCCTCCTCTATGATATTTTCTTCTATTCTTGTTAGGCTTGTTTATTTTTTTTTCTAATTGTTCAATTTTTTCAATAAGCTGTTTATTAGTTAAACTGTTAAGCATCACTTGTTTATTCATATCTAAACTTAAATAGTGGTCTTCATTATGTTTAACACTTAAAAATGGTGAATATTGAGCAATTAGCCCAAGTTCTCTTTTATTAGAAGGCTGTTCTATTGGATTATTACTTTTATAGTTTTGCTTTCTATCAAATTCCACAAAGTTTAACTTTTTGGTTTCTTTGATACCATCAATCTTCGTATCTGTTATATTCTCCTTTAGCCGAACATCTGATTGATTTAGAATTGAAAAACCATTCATGTTTAAATTAGAGTAAAATCCTAAGTTAACATTGTTATTCACTGTAAATTTTGTACTAACACTAGTATTTACCAATGTTGAATTTTTTATTTCTCCAGATCCTCCAACATAACTTCCACCCATGTTTAAATTTGATATTTGAACCCCTGCGTCAAAAACTGTAAAATGTCTCGCAACATCGTTCCCTGAGACTTTTTTTGCTCCGACACTTGCTAACACTCCTGGTTCAGAATAAATATGGATTTCTTCTTTGCCTAAAGAAGTAGAAAATGCTCTACCCAGACCTCCTAACTTATTTAAAGTGCCTTCTTTGTTAAATCGCACACCATCAGAATTTAGTTGCATCAATTCAATTTCTCTAGAATCATATATTGAAAATTTGTTAGCATCCATTGTTGATTTTAAAACATTATTATAGTAGTTCTTGATAGCTCCCTTTGACATTATAATTTTGTTATAGCCACTTTCACTTGTAATGTCACTACCTGTAATTGTCACACCTATAATGTTAATAGCTCTCAATGTTCCTGTAGCCATCCTGTCTGCAACAATTAGCCCATTATTTGTCATTGCTAACTCATAGTTACCGTTATATCCAGTTGAGCTAAATCCCAGCCCTCCAATATTCCATCGCCAGACTTTTCTAGCAGTATTTATACTTGTCGTATCCATAATTAATAGTTCTTGAGGATCTGCAAGCGACGGATATATGAGCACATGACCTTTTCCTGGATTTTTGATAATATCAGATGCTTCTTTTTGCGCTTGTTCAAGCCAATCTATTTTGTCTGACAAATCATTAATATTTTCTTTTGAGTCTTCAATTACCTTAGCAAAATCAGTTCTCGCTTCACCTAATTCGATTGACTCATATTGATCTAAAGAAATATTCCACACAGTTTTTACAATTTGTGCCGTTGTATTAATGTTTAATTGATTAAACGCAACCGTTACCCAATCACATAAATCTACAACCTCAAGGCTTTTAAGTTGTTCATCTGAGACGGAACTCGCTAAGTCTACATAACTAGCTTTTATACTCACACGAGGAATCCCCACATTATTAGACTTAATAAACGATTTAACCATGCCGCGTAAAGCTTCAACATCTTTTGGCTCTTTATCACTAAAATCAACCATTTGTATTCTACGTTCCGTATAATTACTGACATAGTCACTATCAATATATATTTCTGGTAGAGTGATTACTTTTTCATCATCGCCATTACCAATTTTAGCCCAGCCATATATTGAAGTATACGTATTTTCAATGGATTCCTCTTGATTAATATCTGTTAAATTTTTACCGTAGGCAATGACTACATTCGTATCGGTACCGGCTTTTGCTAACAAGCGAACTTGATTATTATTAAAAAGATATTCCCCACCGAAATTATCTAAAATTGAACCAGCGACACCGCCTAAAACTTCTTGCGCATTTTTATATTTTGCGGGGTCTGTAAAATCAATTGAAGATGTAGTCCCCACATCACTGTAAAAAGTAAAATCACTTTTAGGCTCCATCTGACTTCTTAATTGATTCAATGCTGTTTGTGCCGAAATATTAGAATATTTGGAACCGATTTTTACCATTGTGCGCAACAATTTATAGCGATAATGCTCACAGTAAACAGTGACAATCCCTTTGATTGGTTTTGTAATTTGTGCAATTTCAAACCGTTGACTTTTAGCGACCAATGTCGGTCCAGCATCAGCGACTATCCATCTTCCTACTTTCAGCTCATGAAACAAATTCCCTACCACTGGATACTGGAATGTCATATCATAAATACCATTACGTTCCCTTGTAGAAAGAGGATTTATTGCATCTTGTAAAGGACCTATGCCTAGGGAGTTCCAATTGTTATTTTTCTTATCATGTAAAATAATCGTGCTCATACGGCTAAAGTCCTCCATTTTGGCTTAATTTTAAAATCAGTGATATAGGTATAATTGATAATGCTTTCGCCTGGGGGCAGAGTGATTGGGTTATAACCATCTGTATTTAAAAAGCAATATTTTGTGATATTAAGGCCACCATCTTTATAAGCAATGCCTTCTTCGCAATCTAGCGTAATTTTTCCTGTTCCAGCTTCTTTTGCAATCCTGAATTGTTGGCCATTAATATAAATATTACTATCTTGTGTACTACTAGTTTTATTGAAAGTTATAATTGGCAGACTAGAAAAAGCTTCTGGATTCCTAATACCACCTCCACTTTTTATATCTCTTTCATCATCACCATCAAGACGAAAAACGAACGGCTGGCACTTAAAAACAAAATCAACATCTAACCAACTTCTTGTTTTGTCTGCTGCATCTACTTTGCTGTAGCCTAGCGCTTTATAATAGTACTCGCTGTATTCACTAAAAATAAGTGGGGCATAATCTTTCGATAAATAAAGCCACGCAGCTATATCCCTTAACTGCGCAGCAATGGTTGTATCTGGTTGTTTATAAAGTCTTACCGGAAAGACTTTCTCAATGTCGTTATATTTTCCTTTATCGTATATGACATCGGAATTTCTTCCGTCAATTTCTGTAAACTGCAGAGCGGCCTCTGGAATAGTAAACATCATTTCGTTTCTTATTCGCATAGAGAATTCATTCGATTTTTTTCCTCTAAATTGAAAATATGGATAATTCGTTAAATCCATTATAACCGCCCCCTTGTTTGTCGTTCTGTGAGTGTTGCCAATTGTTGAGAAGTTTCTTCAATTGATTTTTCATTAGAAAGATCTGCATGTTCAATGTTTATATTGATTGTAGGACTATAAGTTTTTGCATGGTTGCTATTGTTTACAATTTGGCTACCTAAATTAGCAGCGCCCATCATATTAGTGTTTAATGCTAATTCGGGGCTAGTAAAGTTAAAATTTGAAAAAGCATTGTCAAATGAAAGTGTATCCGCAATTTGATTAGCCATAGGCTTAATTGTTTTTTGGACAGATTTAAAACTCGCTTGTAAACTTTCATTTAAACCACCCATAATCGCTTTACCAGCTGGAATTAAAAGTTTTCTATCGTAACTAATAGGCCCTTTATGTTCTCGTATCCAATCACCAATACCACTGACAAACTCTTTCGTCGCTTCCCATGCATGTTTAAGCCCATCAGTGAAACTTTCCATAATTGCTCGACCAGCCGCAAATAGATCAAAATCCATAGCAGCTTTTACAGTTTCTTTTACACCTTCCCATATATCTGATGCAATGCTTTTTGCTGTACTCCAAGCACTTTCCATTCCTCTTAATGTAGCATCTGCAAGATTGGCTACTGTTGATTTAGTATTTTCCCATTTTTCTGCAGTGGCTTGTTTTACACCTTCCCAAGTATCGAATGCCCACTGTTTCGCTCCACTCCATGCGCTTTTAGCCCATTCTAGAGCGTTCTTTGCAGATTCTGATACTGTCGTTTTTATTCCGTCCCATGTTTCGGCAGAAGTTTGCTTAACACTTTCCCAAGTATCGGATGCCCACTGTTTCGCTCCACTCCATGCGTTTTTAGCACCATCAAGCGCACTTTGTGCCAAATTTGAAATTGTACTGGTAATTGCATCCCATACAATAGAAGCTATATTGCTAATCCCTTCCCATATATCACTTAAGAAGTTTTTTCCAGTTTCCCAAACTGTTTTTACAAAATTGACTACGCCTTCAACATATGAACCAATTATCTGTTGTATGCCGTCCCAGATCATACTACCGGCTTCTTTAATACTTTCCCATATCATTGATAAGTCTTCCTTTAATTGTTCCCAATCACCAGTTATCAAATCAATCAAAAGTAGTATAGGGCCCATAATTACAGATTTAATCAATTCCCAAACGCCTTCCGCAGTCGTTTTAATTCCTTCCCATATACCAGTAATTGTTTCTGTGAAATTATTCCAGAGTTCTACAATGCCATCAACAATAATCATCACTGTTGGCCCTATCGTTTCCCAAATAGCGTTAAATATATCAACTGCAGACTGCCAAATACCTTTCAAAAATTCAACAGACGTATTAAATGCCGAAACAATTCCATCTAATAAACTTTGGAAAAATTCTGTTACACCGCTCCATAAATCTTTCACTGTTTCTATACTAGATTTAAAGATAGACGTTATATCTTCCCCTAGCTTTTTGAAAAAATCCAGAGTACCCTTCCAGAGCTCTTTAACCGTTTTAACTGCAGAATCAAAAATATCTGTTATTCCTTCCCAAACTCCTTTGAAGAAATCGACCATACCTTCCCAAGCCTTTACAAGCCAGTCTGTGAAGGCTTTCCATGCTTTTTGACCAGACTTAGTTTTGGTTATCCAATAAACTAATCCAGCAACTAATGCTGCAATGGCTCCTACTATTAAAAAAATTGGATTAACAGACATAACCGCATTAAACGCCGTTTGTATTCCTGTTCCAATTTTAGTAATTAAGTTCCAAGCTTTCTGAGCTTTAACTACTAGATTGATATATGTTTGCCAGGCTTTGTAATACAGAACAACGCCAGATATAGCGACACCTAATGCCACTATTACCCCTTTAAAAACATCTGATGCAGTCGATCCGCTATCAATCCATTTGATAAAATCTTTAGCTTTTTCGGTTACTTTAAAAAAAGTATCTACTAGCAATAGAACAGTATCTATCAAAGTCTCAGTAATAGAAGTACTTGTTTCTCCTAGATTAAAACTACCAAAGAAATTGGAAACTGCTTCAACAGAATCGAACAAAATATCTTTTAAATTATTAAATGCAGCTCCTAATTTTTCAGGAACATCAACAGAACCTAGAATATCAAAAAAGTATTGAATATTTTCTAATACATCTAACACAACATCTTTCAAGGTAGTAAACACATTTGATAAGATATCAATTAAACTTGAACTTTCACTACTTTTCGATATCTCTCCCCAAAATCGTTGAAGAATATTTATTACGTCATATACAATAAATCCTATTATTTTAAAAGCTTGATCGAATGTATCAGAAAAGATTTTTATTATTGATTGATTATCAGCAAAAGCTTTTTTTATTGAATCAATAACAGGAATTAAGCCGTCCATGGATTTTGTAATCGCTGAAAATGTATTATTTACAATGCCTTTTAAGCTATTCAGATTAGCTGCAATACTTTTTCCAGAAACTTTCGTTACGATCTCATCAAATTTAGTTAACACATTTGCCATTCCATTGGTTATAGAGTTTTTTAAGTTTGAAAAAGAGGTAGCTATCCCTTCTGTAGTTTTTCGAGCGACTTCTTTTGTTCCGCCTAAGCCATCTTGAATATCAATTAACCCTTGGTTGAACTGTTCAACGGTAACCTGACCACTTTGTAAGGCTTTGTACAAATCTTGTTGCGCAGATTTGCCTGTAAAGCCAAATTTTTCTGCTAACTTATCTAAGCCAAAACCCATGGTTTCTTGTAAAGTCGTATAGGAATCAAGTTCAACTTTCCCCGTACGTAAGATTTTCATGTATTGCTCTGTCCCACGTTGTGCTTTTTCGCCACTAGAACCACTAGCAAGTAAAGCATTGTTTAAAGCAAGTGTACTGTCAGCCGCTAAATCGGCATCTTTAAAAACACTATACATTTGTTGCGTAGTGTCACTCACATCTTGCAATTTCGTTGGTAGCCCATCAATTCCTTCTTTCAACTTATTCGTTGCACGGGTAGCATCATCTGTACTAGCTCCCATAGCTGTTAAAACTTTAGGAAACTGGTTCAACTTGTCAAAACGTGTAACTGCTCCTTCAATTGAGCCTTTTAAAACATCAAATGCTGCACTGCCCAACTTAACGAGCCCCATCGCTTTGACCATGTCTCCAATGCCTCGACTTGCTTTGGCGGACTTGCCTTCCAATTGGTCTAATTGATTATTTAGCCCTGTGACGTCCTTCCCATTCACGTCGACATCAATTACTACACTTCCATCAGCCATCTTCTTCCTCCTCCCTTACGTAATTTGGTAATGCATAACGCCTTTGAAGTTCTCTCATTTGTTCCTTGTGTTCAGTACTTTCTCCTTTTTGCGGTTTCCAGTTACGGATACTTTTAATTTTTTGAATAGGTGTGTCATCTGGCAACGATTCTAGCAATACTTGAAATTCTTCCCAAGACAAACGGCCCTGTTCCTCAAATAAATTGATACCTATTTGTCGAAAAGAGGCATAAATGTATTTTGCATCTAATACAATGTCCATATCTTTACTGACTGGTTTCATCGGCATAACATTTCCTAATTCATCGGTTACCACTTCTGATTTTTTACCAAAGACGAGATAGGTATCGTATAGTTCTCTGAACATCTCAAATTGAGATACAATATCTAGTCCTACATCACCAACTAAAATCTTTATACAAGTCTCTACCTTGTCTGGAAGATTCATCCCGTCATCAGACAGCACGTCGAAAACATCCAACACACGATCAAAAGCAAGATTTAGAGGATACTCTTTCTCTTCAAACTCAAAAAAAGAGGGCAGCGGATCGTTTAACCGCATTGCGCTCACCCTTTCTTACTAACTTTTTTCAAGTACTTCTGTTTTAAGCGTTGGGAATTTTTAGTTTGTTCCTCTTTGAATTCGTCCAATTGATCGGCAATCCCGTTGTATAAATCAAAGAAAGCGTTTAGCCATGCGTTGATGTCTGGAATATCCGCATACAACGTATCGAATGTCCCTTCGCCTAACATGACGTCATACCCTTTTGCTAACAACTCTTTGTACGGCTCTAAGTCCAAGCTATCTGCATCGTCTTCATTGGGTCCTTCAATCGAATCTACTTCTTTTTCAAACGCTTCATAGTTTTTTTGTACCTCGATTAAATGTTCTGGTGAACTATCAAAGAAAAATTCATGTCCTGCTAAAATGACTGGGAAACCTGTGCGTTTTACGTTAATTTCTAATGCTTTCATTTAATTACCTCCATAAGAAAAGGACAGCCAAATAGCTGCCCTTTATTTTCGTATTTATGATTGATTATTCAATGTTAAGGTGTGTTGAGCTGTTTTTTTACCATCCTCTGTTGTTCCTGTTGTGGTATAAACACCAGCCGGTACCGCTTCTGTCCAAGTAATATTTCCTGTTTCAGAGACAGCAAGACCTTCTGTTTCAGGCGTAATCTCATAGGTTGCTTTTTTGTTGGTTGCATTTTCAGGCAAGACAGTTGCTGTGATTTGTCGGCTACCTGCAGTACCCGCATCTGCTGTTGATGTTTTAGGAGAAAACTCTAAGCCAGTTACAGCAATCGGTAACGTCTTAAATGCCGGTACATCTACTTTCTCTCCACCGTCTACAAACCCTACTTGGTACGTTCCTGCTGGAACATCCGTATTGGGCTCAATGCCTATAATTTCTAAAGGGCTTGGACTAGCCGGAACAACGACTTCCTCACCTTTATAAACGATATATTCTCTCGCCATGTTAGATTCCTTCTTTCATATCTATGATGACCCCAGTTGTAGTCGGCGTTATTTTGTCGACTACTGGGGCTACGCTTTTGGGCTGATTTCTGGCAACGTGTCAAATTTAATTGAGCAGCCGAATTCTTCGTATGCTGTCGCATCGCCAGAACCTGCCTTAATGCCTGTAACTGTTGCACGTCCAATATAAACATCACCATTGGTTTGTACGACTTTATGCCAGATTTTACGGCCGTCACCTAATTTGTATTTTTTACTTGCAATTAATTGTTGTGCTGGGTCTTCTGCATCGTACATGCCTTCTGGTGTATACGTACCAGATACTGATACCACCGTTGTTTCAGGTGTACCATCACCGTCATAAAAACCTGTGTCGTCTGTTTCTTCGTCTGAATCGTCACCAATGGTAGAGATATATTTAGCTAGTCGTAACCATTCCGTATCTTCTGTAGGAGCTGTTTCTTTCCCTGGTGTATATTCAGCGATATAGTGTTCACGTTTCGCATTTTTTTCACGTGCAAACATTTGGATATCCATTTTTAATAACATTATTTTTCCCCCTTGAATGTGGTTAATTTTGCTTGAAAATCTAATAAAAAAACGAACCAACCTTGTTCATCTGCTTCATTGATGAAAGGTCTGTTCGTTATTGTTAAATTGTTATACTCAAAAGAGCTATCTTTACTTGGTAGTTCTTCAATGTTTTCTAAAACATCCGATAGTAGCCATAATGTCCGCTCTATCTTAGCACCGTCTTTTGATTTCATGGCAATTTCATAGTTTAACAACTCGTCTTTGATTCCGTCATAATATTCGGTTTCTACCTTACCGCCCGGTAATGGGTAAATCACTAAGCTTTCTAGCGCTGAAAGGTATCCTTTCCGAATATTTAACGGCAAATTAGGAATCTGATTTATCTTTTCATTTAAACAATCAAGAAAATCCATTACTTAATACCTGCTCCTTTCAGAAAAGCCCGTTTCCACGCATTTAGATAAGCGCCTTTTGCTTTTAAATCCCATCTTGGCCCAGTACCTGGTGTGGTATATTTTTTCCCGTTCAAATAAAATTGACGTTTCGCGTATTTCGTGTCGTAAATAATCTTTTCACCATTGCTTGATAAATGAACGCTTTGCCTTAAAATATTATTCTTTCGTGGTACAAATTGGTTCATATCTGCCATCGCTTGATTACCTAATGCATATCTACCTCGTCTCATTGCATCAGAGCTTACTTTGGTTCTTACACCGCTTAAATTTACCTTAACCCCCATTAGACTACCTCAATCTCATAAGAGTAAACGGTGGCTGCTTGATAGGCTTCTATGACAGTATCAATTTTAGTGATTACGTGTTCTTTCCCATCGTAAATAATCAATGATTGTTCTTTGAATTCAGGAAAAGGCGTAGTCAATCCGTGATAACAGAAAATTAATCCGTTATAAAGCAACTGTTTGCCACTTGATGAAAAAGTATATTGGCTTCCTCTGTCAATTCGGCAATATTCAATAAGAATTGGTTCCTTGTATACTGGCTTGTTCCAATCGCCCTCCCCTAAGTACTCTTTATACTCAAAGGAATCAACTAAGAATTTTTTGGGTGGCTTTGGCATTAGCATGACGAAACACCTCGATATAACAAACCTGTACCTTCCAGATACAAATAAACGTCTTCGGCAGTTAACGACTTACTTTCGTTATTTCCAGAAGGATTGTAGCGACTGGCATTAGAAATACTCGTACGGCCTGCTGAAAAGCTTTGAGGGGCATTGTTGATACTTTCATACGTATCCGCACCAACATCGACAAAATACATTATTTGCGCACACAGAGCGAGTTTAAACTGTTTCACTCTAAATTGCCTAGAATCTTTCATTATATCATTGAACTGATAAAAGTAATTCGTTACGTTATCAATCGCTGCGGTGGCTTTTACTAAATATTTGTCAAAGTTATCTTTATATTCATCTGCGGCGCCTGTAAGCTCTTTAAACTCTTCAAAATCAATATAGGACATCTTAGATTCCTCCTAAAAAAAGAAGGAGACTAAGCTCCTTCTTCCATTTCAATAACAACCCCGCTTGTTGTCGGCGTTAGTTTACCAACTTTCGGGGCTACACTTTTGGGGCAACACCTTTAATAATCGCTTTAGCATTTTTTTCAGGGATATATTTGCCATACTTACCTGCCGCTTGTAACGCTGTGCCTGCGAAATCTTCTGAATCCATAGCACGTGCTACTTGAATACCTACGCCAGCTACACCTACGTTATCAGCTGAAAAAATTGCTACCTCATTTGGTTGAAATTTTTCATCTGGTAACTCTTCTAAAACAAACCCTTTAAATTTGTATAAAGTTTGTTCATCAACATTAGCGGATGAATTTTTAGAAGTTGTTGCAAGTTTTGAATCAATTAATAAGTCGTAAACGTCTGAATTAACATAGGCAACCCATGCAACGTTTTGAGAAACATTGTTATTAACAAATTTCTTATGAGCATTAGAAAATAGTTTTGTAATACCAGCTTCATCTAATGTAGTGGTTAGTTCTTCACTTGCATTGTCAGATAATGCTTTGCCTAACAAGTTATCCACATGTTGCGCCCAGGCAACAGCATGCAAAGCTAAGCGCTCTGCTACAACTTGATCAGGAATATCATTTACAGTAAACTGATCGACACCTTCATGAATTGAAAGTGGCGCTTCATATTTAACTTGTTTATTGACTGATTTAACTTCTTTACGTTTACCAAAACGGCTTGAGCTGCCTGTCCCTGTTCCAAATCCTACATTTTCATCTGTCGAATATGCTTGAATAACAACGTCCGTATCTGTAACTTTCAAATCTAGAAATGTATCGTTTTGAGAGACTCCGTCTTTTGTCTGTAAAGTACCTCCGAAAGCACGTAAAAATACTGCTTTTTTAGCAAACAGTTCTGGCAAAATACCTGCATATTGTTTAGTGTAATATTTGATTGACATAATTTATTTCTCCTTCTTAAATATATTTTTCAACTGCTGCTGCAAACACGTCTGTGTTTCCTTTATCATTTTTAGGATTTCCAGGGTTAACGATTTGCGGCTTTGAAGCTTGGTCTTTATCAGTTTGAAACAAAAAGGCTTTATTTTCTTGTAGTCCCTTTAATTGTTCTTCAAAACCTTGTAAATTACCGTCGACAACTTTAATAGTGTCTTTATCTAGTTGACCAAGTAAGATTTCTTCATCAAGCGCATTCGCTTCTTTTAATGCTAATTTAATTGCGAAATCTTTTTGTTGTTCAGCTAACTGTTTTTCAGAATTATTTTTCGCTTCATCAAACTTTGTTTGTAAATCAGCTAATTTTTGCGTTAAATCATCGTTTCCTTGTGCTGATTCTTTTAAGGCCGTCAATTCTTCTTGGTTAGCTTCTAGTTCTTGCTTAGCGCTGTCACGTTCACTCTCTGCAGTAGCAACTTGCGCATTTAGTTGCGTGACCGTCTTACCATGTAAAGCCATGATAGACTTCGCTGTTTCTTCCTCAATGCCTAATGCGATTAAATCCTCTTTTTTCATAAATCTGTTCCTCCTAAGTGTTTTTTGAGTGGCAACTCCCACTGTGAGCCGTCTTTTTGAGACTTCCGAGCAGGTCTAGGTATAAAATAAAAAGCCTAACGATAGTTAGACCTGTTTTCTTCTCTTTTTAAATATTCTTCGTAATCGGCATCCAATCGATCGTAAGGATCTTCCTTTGTCTCCATATTCACGCGAAACCCATATCTAATAAAAGCGATAGTGATTGCTAGTGATAAACCAATGACTGGCAATCCAATCACAATGGCGATAAATTTTATTAGCATAGAAACACCTCTTTTTTTATTTTATAAATCATAAAATCCCACTTCGTCTGTTACTGTTTCAATTAACGGAAAATCACGAATAACCATATAAGCAACTAAAGCAAATCGATTCACGATATCTTCGTCTTGATTGTCTATACCAGCCTCATGAGCTATAGCATGCGTTAATTCATGGATAAATGTTTGTTCTTGTTTCTCAACAGACAATTTATCCCATATTTTAATCACAGACGTTTGATAGTCGCATTCGCCCCACTTTTGGCCTCCGTCTTCAGTTGGAAGATATGAAACTAACTCAACTTGATAGTTTATGGCTCCTACTTTTATTTTAGTTGGTATTTTCATTGTATTTCTCTCCATTCTCTAAAAATCGTCGTAACGAAAATCTTTTAGCAACGTATTAACTGGGGTGTAAACTTTTTCACGGGCATAATTTCTGCCTAAATACTCATTAGAATCTACTAGTTCTCGTAGTTTCGCTTGGTTTGCTCTTACTTTCTGTTTCCATTGCTTGGCATTGTCAGTATGATCTAATGCTTCGGAAACCATTTGATTCTTTTTAAATTTGACTACTTGGCGCTCTAATTGCCGTTGACGTTTCGTCAATTCAGCAACTTTTTCATTTTCCTTTGCATCAATTTTAGGTTGATTATTTGTATTGATACCAGGGATAAAAGGAATGTGTAAATGATTGCAGTTAATCCCTCTATGCCCGCCAGCAGTTCCATATTCTGCGCCCCAATAAGGGTCGTAAATACTCTTATACTTTTCATTACTTGAAACAGATTCACGTAAATCGGCAACGTGTCCTTGAATCTTAGAACAAGCTTTTCTAGCCCCCATATGGCTAGTGACCAGTACCGTGTGAACGTCATACTCGCTCATACGGTCTTTTCGTAACTTATCATAGGTGTTACCTAATGTAGACTTTAAAACGGTTCGAACGTAACGTTCCAAGCTCCACGTATGACCGCCTTTATCTACAAATGTTGACTTAATCCCTTTCTGTGCCCAACTTTGTATAGTACGTTCTAACGCTTCGTCAAATGTAAATAACCCGCTGTTAAATGTAGCGACTGTCTTATTAATGATTTCATTGTACATTTGGCTGGTGGCTGTTCCATAACCGAAGTTAGTGGATAACAACGTTTGATTTACATAGTTGTTAATATCAGACCACACTTGGTCGTGATAGGCTTTCATAATATTGTCTAAATCTGTTGGCATAGGCTTTGGATCATAAGGTAATTCTTTATCAATATCTTTTACAATTTTTTGCCCGGTACTTTCAAACATTCGCTCTATTTCAGATTCAGCAATTCCTGTTACTTGAGAAATGACTTTTGCGGTTTCTTTGTTAAACAAATGTAACTCTTGAAGCTTTTCTCTTTGCCAATCTAAAATATTCTCGTTACCGTTTTTTAAACGCTTAGCGATGATTCGTATTAATTCGCCCTCTAACGATTGGTAGAGGTGTGACATATTAGAGGACCATAAATCTAATTGATGAGGTGTAATCATTATTCCTCATCTCCTAGTTCATTTTCCGCCGATATTCTTTCTTGTTCTGGGTAGTCCATTTCTAACGTTTCTGCTCTAATCTCGTAAACTATTTTTTTGGCCTCTTTTTCAGTCACACCCGTTAATTTCTGAATAGCGCTTAGTTTTGATGAAAGACCAGCTGTAACTAATTTAGAGTAATAATCAGCTTTGGCATCTTGAGATTGAAAAACACCGTCATCAAAATCTATATTAATGCCTAGTTCTTTTGAATATTTGAATAGATTAAATGCTGCGGCCAATTCGAATATAGTTGTAATTAATTCTTTTAATGCTTCTTCCACAATTAAGACATTATCTGAACGGGTAGAAAAAGTCTCAGAATTTTCGCTGATGATTTCCGTAGCTGTTTTGACTGATTGTCCATCAAAGCTAAATGTTCCACTTGAAAAACCGGTTTGTAATTCAACAATTCGTAAAATAAAATTGATTGTCTCAATAAATTCCTGTGACCGTAACGTAGGAACAAATTCACTAATAAAAGGATCGTCTGATTTCAACCGTTGATATACAGATGTCTTACTGTCAAATCGTTTTATAGGATTCCCTTTTTCATCATATCTAACTTTGAAGAAATGATCTGAAGCTAATATTTTTCTTCTCGCTTCTTCAACTTCATTCATAAATTCATCGTATTTTTCGTTAATATCAATCAATTGGCGCTTCGCGTTGTCAATAATACCTAAACTCAATGGACTATCGATATCTATGTTGTTTTTTCCAGCTAGTTTTATATAGACAAATAATGGTCGAGTAAATCCGACTAAAGCAGTCTCCTCTTTTAGTTCCTTGTACTTGTCTAATGTCGGTAATGGTACCCTAACACCTGTTTGAGATTGTTCTTCTGAACGATACAATTCGTTTCTGATATAGTAAGTGCTATTTTCCCACTCATGAAATTCTAAAAGTGTGTAATAAACATTTTTCTTACCTTCATTCTGTTGTGTAATCGTAGCAATAGCTGCTTCAGATATATCATTAGTGTTGGACTGTAAAGGGTAAAAAGTATCAGCTCGGCAAAAGGATATTTTTATTTTGTTTGTCTTTGTATCTACATAGGGACGTAGGACAAGCCCTCCTATTGCATATCCTGCTTCCAGCTCTTCACCAAAGTTCTTACGAAACTTATTATCGTTAAAAACTGATTGTAAAAACTGGTCCGCTTCATCATTATCAATGCTTATCGCACACCCGTCATTAAAGACTAGCTTAGCTAATTTGCGAGAAACTACTTTTGATACATTTAATGAATGAAAAGCCCTGTGCATACGCATACCATCACTATTAACGTAGCTCACATCAGGAAACTTATTTTTATATATGCGTTTGTTGTCTATTATTCTATCGATTTCAGCAGTATTTACTCCGATTTTTGGATGATCTGTAATTCTATTAAGTGTTTCTACCATACCTATTTTTGCACCTCCAATCCTGAACATCGCTTTTAATTTGTCAAACATGTAAACACCTCTTTTCTAGGCGATATAGGTTTTATAAAAGTAATTATTACCATACCTTGCTTCATCAAGTGCATGATTATATTTATCTACGGGCAATCCATTATCATTTCTCACATACATAGAGATTTCTTTTTCAAAATTATAGTGGTCAAATTCTTCTCCACATTCTAAAACTATAAATTGGCCACTTATCATGGTGTTTTGTAGTCGTTCTATTCCAACCTCTATCTTTAAACCATTACTTGAAACTTTATCGGAGCTATTGTTATCAGCTTTATCTGTAATAATCCCTATTAAGTCAAGCTCAGAACGTAACGTTTTACAGGCAGGATCGACAAAGAAATAATTCCAGTGTGGCAAATGGTTCCATTTTGTATAACACCACTCAACAAACTGTTTAATCTCTTTTGCATAAATTGACATCGCTTTTGTTTCTCCCGTATCCGTTCCGCTATGATAGTAGTTTGCTAAACGATACAGATAAAATTTCCCAGCATAGAAGGTGACAACCCAAAATGCACAGGTAGTTGCATCAGCTTGGCCACCATCAGCAGTAAAAAACGTTTCAATGATGTTTCCTTTTATTTCGGTTGCCTTGTTGTTCTTACCGAACATCGAGTAAATAACACCTTGTGGTAGCACTCTATGACCATACCAGTCACGTTCTAAAAGATATTCGCTACTTGATAACTCATCGTATAACTGCTGCTTTCTTGATTCACTTAAGATTGGATTATCATCTGGTGTCCAATGACGAAATAAAAAACGTCCTGATTTCTCAAAACGTTCTAACAATTCTAAATTAGGGTGATTCGGTGCTGGCGGATTCTGTTCGCCTAAATGATAGCGCCATTCTGCAGCAAAAGTACGTCTAAAGCACTCATTAATGAAATCTTTATGCAGCAAGTTAAATTCTAAGAAAGTAACTGAGCCTAACGACATACCCGTAATAGCACCAACCGAATTGATTTTGCCGCCGCCTTTGTAATAAATCTTTTTTTCTCCGTTAGGTGCATATAAAAGCAAATGGTCCCCATGCTCATCATGTCGAATATCTGAAACACCATCAAAGATATGCATTAAGCCTAAACCGTCACCGTCCATAAACATTCGGAAAGCTTGTTCTTGATTATAAGCAGTCACAAGATGGTTCTGGTCTGGTGAGCGTAAATAGAAGTCTGCCATTTTAAATATATCACTGGTGGTTTTTCCGCTACGAGGAGTACCTTCGTTTAATTCAAAGGTCACTTTGCTTGTGTTGAAATTAATATTCGCTGCTTGCTTATCACTAAAATTAATTGTCATTGTTCACACCTCGTGATTTAACGTTGAGCAAAGCTTCTAACAATTCGTTCGCTTTGCCTCCAGCAGTTAACTTATCGGCCTGATTCGTAAGTATTTTCGCTTCTGCTTGTGTTTTTTCCATCTTCGCAGTTATCAAGCTTAATTTTGCTCTTCGTTCATCGGCTTCGTCTGCGATAGCTACAAATTGTTTAATTAAATTTGATAGTGTTCCCATTGCTCGAGATTGGGCGGCTAAAAAGTTCGCTTGTTTATCCCACGCGTATTGAACTTGCATAGTAGAACTGCTTCCACTTTCGCCAGATGACCAACCCGACTCCTCTTTTGAGATATCTCCGACATCATTGACGTACATAATCTGTTGTGATCGGATAATGGCTGTATATTGAATCATAATGTTATTCCAAAGAATATCTGCCGGTTCTGATTGGGAAACGGTCTCCATTATTTCTATTGTCTCTTCCGGCATCCACTTAGCAAAAATTCCGTGTTTAACTGCGTTCTTATTCCCCTTAGGGGGCGAACCGCCTTTATTCCCTTGGGCATTTTTATTGCCTTTAAGCGTATCGTAACGTTCCGTTTCAATCGGAGCGCTCCGTTTCATTGTAGTGTCCCACTTATCTTGAGATTTCCATTTTCTAATAGTGGAATCTGTAACACCTAATTCAATTGCGATATCTTTTAATTTCTTTGTTCCTTCAGATTCTAACCAAAGATGTTTTGCCTTTTCTCTATTTGGATTTCTAGCTCTAGACATACATTTTACACCACCTCGCCATCTGTGTTCGTTTTGTAATTCATCTGTATTTACTTATATTCTCTTGTACATGCTTGTCATTCCAACACCCATGACCGCAATATAGCAACTTGCAATAGTCAATTTCTTGTGGTGTAGCTTCTCGTGTCATCTCAATGATGGAATAGTCTTTCTTAATCTGCACCGACATTACTACCCGTTTATGTTGGTTTTTCATGGGTTTCGGATAATGGTGGTTCAGAGATATGTACCAATAATTATCCATCCTTCATTCCCTCCAAACAAAAAAAGAAGCCATCAAGGCAATCTCTTTTATTCTTCATTCTTATTTGTTATAATTTTATTAGGTAGCAACTCCTTTTATTTTTAATCAACACCTTATGTAATTCATAATTCAATGAAAAGACACATAATTTGCTACCTAACCGCTAGTATGTCACCACTAGCGGTTTTTATATGCATCAGACAAGACAATTAATGAATGATTTGCTATAATTTATTTACGGGTAGCGACATACCTTAGAAAATTTCTTGCACATGAAATTCCTCATATCGTACTAGCTACCTAACCACCCATGATTAATTTCACTGGTGGTTTTTTTGTTGTTCAGTAAACATAGTTACTAACTCATCATCTGAAGCTCGATTGCAATTAATGTAAAAAAAACAAACACATAAATGTTTTACAATTTTTTTAATATTTGTTAGAATTTTTACAGGCAGGAATTCCTTCTTGATGAATTTAGATTTTGCGATTTAAAATTCTATCAACAAGTCTTACTATAACTGCCTATCCGCTAATTTTCCGATATTAGCGGTTTTTTACATACTAAAAGAGACATTCTTAATTAATTTTATGTACTAAATATGTCATTTCTTACATAAATTGGATAATGTCTATCACTATTAATTTGCTATAATGCTTTTGGGTAGCAACTCCTTAAATGCTGAAACAGTTATTTACACCTAGAAAACCCATCTTTTTGTAATATAGTCTGCTACCTATCCACTAGATTCCATAGTCTAGTGGTTTTTTTACGTATAAAAAAAGACTGCACGGTGAAAGTGCAGCCTTAGATAGGAAGGAAAATCTTAACCGTCATCTGATCGTAAAGGTAGTTACATTTGACTTATTGACGATTTTTTTATTTAAGTAGCATAGCTACTTACTGGAATAACGAGACTCGAACTCATGATCCTACGATTAACAGTCGTATGCTCTACCAACTGAGCTATATTCCATCAAAATGTCACTTCCTATTGTTAATTATATTCTAAGGTGTATACTTCAAGTAAGGAGGTGATAACATGACTTATTCTACAGGTGAAAAGCCAGGCAAAGGCACCTATACTTGTACTAATTGCGGTCAGCAAGTTGTATTAGATGACAAAACAGATACACTGCCGCCATGTCCTAGATGTGATAATACAAAGTATAGAAAATAATTATTTATAAGCAGTCTTTTAACGGACTGCTTATTTTATATTAATTTACGAAGTGTTTTACCTTCATCATTTAAGAGCCATACTGCAACAATTTTAAAATCTTCGTAATATGGCAGGTTAATTGCAGTTGTTTGCTCCTTACCAAATGTAATGATAATCGGGTTACTCATGTTAAAAACTTTAACTGCATTACTATCACAAGAAGTCCCTGAAACCCCTCCGATATAGTCCACTAAAAGTTTCGCTGCTTCTTTACCTTCTAATTCTTTTTTATTAAACTTATCAATTTGCAATAACATATAAATCTTCCTTTCTGTCTGTCTTTTTTTGCATATGCTAGCAATCGCCAAATATATCCCTTGCAAACTTGTAGAAAAAAGAGGAGGTTATTCACCTCACTTCATTTTATTGAGAACGTATGTCTGCAAGTGACCATCGAAAGTCAAATCAAACGGTGACTAAACCAGAAAGTGTTGTGTAATGTGTCCATTTCTTTGACTTTCGATGTTACTATATTAGCACTCAAATTCGTATAAAAACCGCCAACTTTCCGCCAAAAAACCGCCAAAATTTTATTTATAGGCAATTATTTTTCCATTGCGGTAAGCTTCTGCGAATTCAATCAAAGCTTCTGATTTCATTCTTTGAATACTTCTTTCGGAATAGCCGACTTCTCTAGCAATCTTGTAATTAGAGTAATGGTCCTGCACACAGAAACTATAGTGCAAAATTTGTCTGCTAGTTAGGCTTAATGCCATAAGCCCAGATAAAATTGCGTCTCTTTCTGCTTCTGCATCTGCTAATTGTACTAGCGCATCTTCTGCTTTGTTCCCATGACTTTGGCTTTTAGGCATATCTGTAATAATTGGTGATTTTAAATCTATCAAAGAGCGACCAGCTATTCGCTCTAAACGTCTAAAATTCTTCAACACATTTCTGGCATTCGCTTTTGTTTGTCGAAAATCTACTTCTTTTAGCAATTGAATCAAGTGGAATCGCTCCTTTTGTGGTATAATAACTATGTCGAAAATATTTCTCACAGCCGGAGCAATCTGGCTTTTTTTATTTTCTACTAAATAAACTTTTTACAATACGTACTATGAGATAGTATTTTCAAATACATTTACTCATGATATAATCATATTAACTTTCTTGGGGATTTTATTTCTGAAATAAATTTCTCCTTTTCTATGATAACTGGCGGAAAACAGTTATCGATAGTTCCTGTCTCCACCAGAGACACAATGTCAACCTTATTTGTTGGCACTATTAGCACTTTACTTGGGAAAAGTGCTAACTACCACATTAGTCAGCCATTGGTCGGCTGGCTTTTTGTTTGCAAAAAATCGGCTAGTTATTGTAAAAAAGTTGCAATAAGTTAAAACTCCAATGTAATTGGCCTCCCGTATTTTAAAATTCTCCATTCGCCATCTTTTGTATTGGTTTTATTCATATGATTTCTTTCATCACGAGCTATCGTATAATCGAAAAATAAATCGGCTTTCTCTGCTCCATGTAAGTACTCAACATACACTCCATCAACTTGCCTTCCTAAGATAAAAACTTCTGGATAACTCATACGCTGGAACCCCCTAAATATAGCCCTAATCCCAAAATAAACGAGCATGAAAGGAAATAAACAAGGTCACTGCTTGTTATGTCATTGCCATACACGAAATAGCTCACGGTTGCTTTGGCTACAAGAATCATTATTGCAATGCCACTAACTTTATTTATTACTCTTTTCCAGTTGCGTTTCATTTATTCACCATCCACCTTCACAGCAAACGGCCAATAGCGCTCATCAACTGCTTTGATTTCTTGTTCTGTTAACATATCCACCTTTTCCTTACATGTCGTAAAATCAATTGCTCCCGCTAAATTTAAAAAAGTATATCCTGTGTTAGTCGCCCCTTTGTCTGGTAATAAAACGTGATATAAAGGTCCCTTCTCGACTTCGTAGCCGTCAAGCCATGCGTGAGCAAACAACTCATGATTTTCAAAAGTATCAAGCCAGTCTGATACTTCTTTAGCTTTTTCTATATGCATCGTATCTCTAAGCTTACTTGTTGCTGAGCAATACAGAGTGCACTCTAATCCTTTGCATAACTCAATCCATTCTGCCACGAACTTCGGAACAACGACTTTTTTCGGTTCGTCTAGTTGTTTTGCTAAGCTAATTGCTTTTTCGACAGCATAGTTAGCACCTTTCAAATAATCAAGGCTATCTGTAGGAACTTCTAAGCATTCTAACTCTTCAATCAATTCTTGTTTATTCATCGCTGTTTCCCTCCTTGCGTTTCGCTATATCATCGGACCAAGCAGCATAATAATCAAAGTCATAGCCATCTTCTCTTGGGTTTTCTTCTAAACGATCTGGATCATGCATTAATATGGCCTCTTTCAACACTTTGGATTCATCTTCTAGTTCATCTATCAATTCATCTGGTATCTCAATTGAGACTATTTTTACTGTTTCATCTTCATCTGGATCATTTGACATTAGATAGTCTTTTTCTCCTTCGTATTCTTTAATTGCATCAATTAAGCTTTCTGTCCAATGTCCAGTATTTGAACTTTCATATCGATATAGTTTCATTCCGCTTCCTCCAATCTAATAGCTAACGTCCTTCTTCATGACTCGCATAATATATTTTATTAAATACTTCTTTCGGAGTTTCTTTGTAATAGGAGTTATAGTCCGTAGGATTATTATTCCAAGCTGGAGCATGCGTCCATTCGATAATTGATCCTACCCCTGGCATATTAGAGTTACAAATACACTTGATGTGGTTGACATTTACAAACTCAACATTCCCATCCATCGCTGTAAGTTCAATAAACATCACTCTTCCTCCTGTTCCAAGGCCCACTGGCTAAATGCTTGGATAACTTGTGCCAACTCTTTGTTTTTCAATTTCATGAATGCTATATTTTCTTTTCGGTGCGGCTCTCCATTAACATGTAAGAACCTAGAATTATATATTGTGTTGTAAAAATCGGAATCGTCTAGCATGTCATTTTTCAACCAATCCAGCACAATCTGCTGACTTTCGTTGAGCTGCGCCTGTACACTTTCATCTGCCTCAAATGCTTCACTTTCCAATCTTTCCCAATCGCTACTATGCATCTCAATGAATTCAATATCTGATAACCAAACGGCTTTTTTACTCATTCTGCGACCTCCAATAGTTCTGGGTTCTCGTAGACATTTCCGATAACTTCATATTCTTCGCTGTCAATGAATCTAACAGATGTTAATTTTCCATTTCTTAACATTTTTTTGCAGAATGAACCTTTTTCAAATACAACGATGCTATCATTTATATGCGATTCGAAAGGAATGTAATATAATACATCACCCTCAAAAATTTCAACGCCGTTCTTGTCTTTCAAGCCTGTTGATTGCATAAGAACATATTTATCAATCATTCCCCACATGCCATTTTCTAGATTAATAAGAGGCGCTATAAATCCTGTATCATCATCAATAGTCCATTCTACATTTTTATCGTCATCTGGATAATACATTATGTTTTCTTCTACTGAATATGCTCTAAACTTTGGAATCATCTTCTTCACTCGCTTTCAAATCTACTGGCAATATCAGCAATAACTGGCACTGTTACACTATTTCCAGCTTGCTTATATAATTGACTATCGCTGTTTACTTCTTTTGCTTTATCAAACGCCCAGTCAGGAAACCCTTGAAGTCGCCAACACTCACGAGGTGTTAGTTTGCGGATTCTAATACTATCTTTTAAAAAGTTATTTTCATGCCAACTATTAGATGTTACAGTTGGGGCAACTTTATATATACCTCCATCGTTATAACCACGAGATTTCTGAATAATAGCTACTCCATGTTTAACTTGTGCAGTTAACGTAAACATTTCTTCACCATCATCTTTAAACCGTCTTCCATTTTGTCGTTTTTCAAGTCTATCTGGTGTTAGTGTTAGTACAGGTATTGCTATTTTTTCTTCATGTTGTTCACGTTCAACAACATACGTTCCTGTTCCTTGAGCTTCGATTCTTGTTGTGAGTGTATTGGCGTAAATTTGTTGTCCTTGTAATTTAGTAAACGCTCTGTCGTTTTTTTTGAAAGGAAAAACTTTTCTGGTACGTTCTCCTCTAAGATGTCCGATAATGAATACTCGCTCCCTGTTCTGTGGAACGTAGTCTTTAGAGTTAAGCACTTGCCATTCCACATCATACCCGAGTTCATCCAAGGCTCTGAGGATTGTCTCGAACGTAGCCCCTCCTTCGTGGTTAAGCAATCCTTTGACGTTCTCAAGGAATAAATAGCGTGGTCTGAGAATAGATGCGAACCTTGCAATTTCAAAGAAGAGAGTTCCTCTAGTATCTTCAAAACCTTTTCGTTTTCCTGCAATCGAGAAAGCTTGGCACGGAAATCCTCCACAGATAACGTCAACACTTCCGATTCCTCGAATAAATTCATCTGATATTGTTGTGATGTCATGCATTTCCACCTCTCCTGTTGTGTCATGTATTGCTTTATAACTAGTTCGTGCGAACTTATCTATTTCACAAAAACCTATGCATTCATGACCGGCTGATTCCATACCTAAACGGAAACCGCCAATACCTGCAAATAAGTCTAAAAATTTCATAATTTCAAAGGAGTAAAGAATTCTTTACTGTGGCCACAAACTCCACTCCCTTCTGATTATTTGATTAATACATAAAACCCATTTTTCTTTGCAACATTTCCTTTGACTTCTAAATGATCTTCCAACTCTTCAAAGGTCCTTTTTGTAATTTTGGAAAGTTGCGTGTCATAACCTAAATTTCTAAGTGTCACGTATTCATCTGGTGTTAATTGGTCTAAATCTATTGCCACAAGTGGCGGAAAACGTTCAGCCGACGGCTTAAATGTCACACTAGTTAATTTCATTTTTTCACCCTCAACAATTTAGAATTAATTTTTTACGGCTTTCGTTAAATCAAAACCAAGAGCAGTTGAGTATCCTTCAACGCTTTCTGGTTCAACATGATAACGATGATTTTCAATATCCATCTTGCTGGCTTTTGCTACCTTCTCTAGAATGCTACCTGACCAGCTTTTACGATACCCTGCTTTCTTTTTTGACTTCGGATTTACACAACTTCTAGCGCCTTCGTCCGTTGCTTTACAGGGAATGACAAACAATGCTAATCTTGATTCGTCTAAATACAATTGAACCCATTCAGGTTTGTTGAGTCGTCTCACAACTGGACCGCTCAAAGCCAACCCGCTTTTTGAAATCGTAATACACTCTTTTCCTTCTGCTCCAAATGTTCCTGGTAATAATAAACTTGCTGTATTGATGTTAAATTTCATGTGTTTTGTCTCCTCTACTTTGTTATTTTGTTTTCTCTTAATTTTATTTTCTATTTCATTCGCCATTCGCCAATTTTGAAAGGTTGTTGTGCCTAGCCCTAGGGCTTTCTTAATGTCTTTTACTTGATAGCCCAAATCCAACAAGCGTTGGTATTCTTCTTTCGTCAGCTTATCAGGATCTAGCCTTGGCAACGGTCGCTTATCACCTATGCGATCAGAATTTAATAACGTAGACAACCGCTGGACCTCTCTCACGATTTCTGGATTGTTCATCCAAGTATCGTCGTCGCCTGTCAGAGAAAGAATTTTATGTCGAATGGCTTGTTTTTTTGCTTTGAGTATATTGTTTGCCATTATTCCCCCTCCAATCTCATGATTTCAATTTCTGTTCGTGGGTTTAAGCTATAGAGCTTTTGGCAAACCATCACAGCTATTTGACCGTCATTTTTGTACAAAATGCCTTCAGCAGCATCTGTGACTGCTTTAAAATAGTTGTCCAAATCAGGCTTTTTATCGCAATATTTCCGCTCTAATTCCACTTCTAAGCGTTTCTGTTTATTACTTAAGGCAGATTTAGGCGTATGGATGTAAAACGTCACATGAGCGGAAATTGGCCCTTTTTCAATCAACTTTGCTCTTGATTTACGAAGATAATTCTTCACTTGATTTTTGTATTCTTTCATAGCGCTATCTTCGTATGTTTGAACATAATTTCCACGCCTTGCGAATCTTGGGCGACTTTGTGGCTTAGGTTCAATCGGTAGAATAATTCGCATCTCTTCCACCTCGAACCTTACAAATCGGCTTCTTTGACGAATACTCCGTTTACCATTTCCCCTTGGCGATTTTTGATTTCGCTATATGCTTGATTTAAGCATTCGTATAAGTCCATGTTATTTTGCATAGCGAGAATAATTAACGTCACAACCACATCACCTATACCATCTCTTAAATCATTTTCATTATTTCTTGCCAATGCAGCGCCAACTTCTCCGACTTCCTCAATCACTTTTAACATTTGCTTTTCTGGCTCTGCTTTATCTAAATGCTTTTCTTTCGCCCATTCTTCTACTAATTTAACTAATTCGTTCATCATTTTCCCTCCATGAATTCTTTTATTTGTCTATCAAGTTCCGCTTGCTCTTCTGGCGATAACTTTTCTTCTTGCTGGTTATTTGATTCTTTTGCCCATTCTGGTAAACTTTCAGTTCTAACATTTTGACGTTGGTAAGTCGTTCGTTGTTGGCCCCGTTCTTTTTCATTCTTGATTTCAAATTTTAGTTTTTCAAACTGCGCTCTTAGCTTAGAAGCACTTCTAATGTTTCCAAACCAGAATGAATTTGTCGGTAACCAATCAAGAACATAGTCAATTGCTGCAATAGTTTGTTGATCTCGTTCTTCGATTAGCCTAAACGTGTCAGCCCACTTTTCAATGTTCACTCTTTTCATTTCACTCGGAAAATCATTGATTAAATTATTTTGTAATTTTTGAGCAAGACGTAAATGTTCGTCAGAATATTTACAAGGAGATTTCTTTGGCTCTTCTTTATTATCTTTCTCTATACTCTTATCTCTATACTCTAACTCTATACTCTGGGCGACATTTTCAGGACATTCAGAGGACAATTTAGGGACATTGTCCACCTTTGACCTTTGCAAGCGTTTTTGTTTGGCTGCTTCTGTCTCAGATCCAACTAGTTCATTAAGTTGATTGATATATATTTCACCAGTATCGAGCAACTGTATTAGTCCTATTTTCTTAAATAAATCCATCGCAACTTTTACAGTGTCGACGGTGGAATTTGTGACCCTAGCGAGTGTCTCGGCATCGTAAGGGATTAACATGCTGCCAACGTTCCTTACTAACACCCCATCAGTTTTTAAAGATTTCAAACATAATTTTAGATATATTAAGCAGTACTCTTTTCCGTTGGGTTGTTCTTCTAACCATTCGATTGTGTCTTCTTCAAAAAAGTTTTCTTTCAATTTAAGCCAGTAATAACGCTTTTTCTGTTTATCTGACAACGTACGTTCCCCTTTCCTTTTAGTCTAGAATTCTGTATATTTAAAGTAAAAATTAAATGAGGTGCACTTTATTATGTTAGTTAAAGAGTTAATAAAACATTTAGAAAAAATGGATGAAAATGCAACTGTTAAATTGCGAATCAAAACTAAATTAGATTCAACTTCCGATGAAGAAGCGCCAACTTATTCAGAAATTGAAACTATTGAATTTGGTGAGAATAAAGTCGTTTTAAAAGGCGATGATGAATTGGTGGAGTGGGATTAACCCACTCTTTCTTTAACCGCTGATATTCAATTTCTTTATTGTCTCTTGATTTAATTTAATCCCTTTAACATGATATTTTTTCTTAAATGCTGTAATACCAATGTTGTGTTTTTCTGTGTGATGGCATCGACATAAACCAGCGTAAGTGTATTCTGTATGGTCAACGCTTTTTCTTTTGCGTCGACCTAGCGCTTTATCGAAATGGTCAATATCTGCACCAGTTTTGCCACAAATGCAACAAACTCGGTTAGTGATACATTTGTAAAAGTAATATTCTTGATTTGCTGGTAAAATGTCGTACCCTTTTTTGAAAGGAATATTATTTTCAAAAATGAAATTCAAAATAATGTTCGCTAAAATGGTTGCATCGTCCATTGTGTTTGTTGAGTCGTTTCTGAGGCTAATTTCATAGCCCTGTAACGCTTCAAATCTGAGATAGAACATTTCCTTTAACACTTCTGTTTCTTGCCCTGTGAAAGAGAATATGTCCTCTAGCATTGCAAAGATAAATCGACGTTGGGCAACACTAAATTTTCTCGGATCAATAAATCTTATTTCAACTTCTCTTGGCCCTGTATAATCAAAATACATGGTTTTTAATCGTTCAATATTTATTGCTTCGTTTATTACTGCTGTTATTGAGTTGTCTTTCAAACTCTTAATAACAGCAGAATAAACATTGTTTAGGTTCATTCAATCACTTCCACTTGAATCCCGTTATTAATAATAAAATTGTTTAGAGCAACTAACTTTTGATGTTCTGCTGTTAGTCTTAACGTAACTGTTTTCTCTTGTTGTTTTCTGCTGGTTTTTGGTACTTCTTCTGTGATGATTTCGCCTGTTTCAGTGTCAACTGTTTTATTGTTGATTGTTTCAGTTTTCAAAGCAGCAATGGCTTCGTCGTGTTCTTTTTTTGCTCTTTCACGTTCTTCTTGTTCTTTTTTTAAAGCAACGGCGGAATCAATTTCTTTCATCAGCTCTGGTGCAGTAGACCCTTTATCAATTAATGCGACCCAAGAAAACGAGTCAAGGCCAACTGCCTTAGCATAATTTTCAACAATGAGCTTATCGTTTTTTATACGTTCTTTTTCAGATGCAACTGCTACCATCGATGCCGCTATTTCCTCAATAGTTTTCTTATTTGGTTCACCTTTAACTGTGAAAGCTGTTTTATTAGTCCACGAACTAGGAATTTCAATTTCGTCAATGGATACATTGTAGTTTTCAGACATTTCAGCAATCACTTTTTGAAGCTTTTTGCTTCGTTTCTGCTTCTCTGCTTCTTCGTATGATTTGATGCTTTCGTTAATTTCTGAACTAACTTCACTTATTTTTTCAGTATATTTTTTTATTTTTTCCTCAAAATCTTTTAACGGCTTATCATATTGATTTTTAACTTCTTTACGTTGATCATCTAGCAACGTTACAACTTTATTTAAGTCTGCTCTTGCTTTTTTAGCTTCAGGAATGTTTTCATCTGTGAAAATCATTGTTGAATAGTGCTTAACTGCGCTCTCAACCATCTCAGACAACTGTGCTTCATTTTGGATAGTGATTTTACTAGCTTTAAAATCAACATTAAACTGCAATTCTGTTGTTAATTCGTTTGTCATTAGCTTTGCCCCCATGTAATGTTTTCTTCTGGTTGTGGCTGGAATTGTTGTATCCATTGTTTCAGAACTTCAACAGCTTTATTGAACATACTAGACGGCATGTTTTCATTGACATCAACATTCAATTCTTTACTTAGTTCATTCCGCACATAGTCAAGTTCAGAATTCGATAACTCAGAAAGTTGTCTGATATGATCGTTTAACGTGGCTAACTGTTTACCGCTAATCAAATTAACTTTCGATGTATCATTGTTCTTTTCAGCTGCCGTTTGGCCATCGTCGTCTTTATCTGCTGCAATTCCAAACGCTGCCGAAAGCGAGTAACGTCTTGCATATGTCGTTAAACTTCCTAATCCTTGAGGATTTGTCCCGCTGTTTGGAAATTCAAAAGGTCCATGAACTATATATTGACCGCTAACATGAGTAATAATTGTTGTGACTTTTAACGCATTATTCTCATTGACGACATTTTGTTGAAAATCAATTCCGCTTTCGGATTCTTGTGCAGCTTTTCTAATTGCTTCTTCAATCACTTTTAGAGTTGCATATTGGAAATTCATTGGACCTTTTTTCGTTGAGTAGGCCACTTCTGCGTCAAATCTTGGTTGAATTAATTTGCTTTTTAGCTTATACATCCCATCAAACAATTCTTTTAAATTTTCACTGTTCTCGTTCATTTATTCCCCTTCTTTCAGTAATGAAATAACTTTTTGAAGTCCTTTGATTAATTCAAGTTGATTAAAATAAGCACTTTCATCTAAACTCTCGAATACTGTTCTAACTTCTTCATCTTCGCTATCTTGGTAAACAGCAACATGATTATTAATAGCATCCTTTTCAAAAATCAGTGATCCATAAGGTGAATGATTATCAATTAAGACAATTCTTTGCATTGAATCCACTTCCACTCTCATGCTATAATTCTCCTATCAATTAATTTTGTTTGTGACTTTTTGCTTGCCGGCGGAAGTCACTTTTTTGTTTCTTGGATAAATAACGCTTCTGGAAATACTGCCTTATTTATCGCAGTGCCTGGATATTTTTCTTTAAGCTTTTGAAATACCAGGGCTTTCGTATCCTCAACCACGTAAATTTTCAAACTATCTTTTCCTACTGCTTTAAACATCTAAATTTCCTTCTCTCTTTTTGTTGAATAATGTATATTTGATTTTTTTGTTGCTGGTACCATAAATCAGCAAGTTTTTTCGTTTGCTCTAGTTTTTCTATTCTGGTCATTCTTTTTATTCCTTTCTCTGGTATAATATTATTTATCAGCAAGTGGTCTGCTGAAATAATTAAGAAGGAGGTACCTACAGATGCGCAAACCTTATATGATAACTTATGATTTGAATAGTCCGGGCCAAAGATACGACGAGGTTATAACAACTATCAAAGAAGAACTTTCAACAGGTGCTTGGTGTTGTTATTGGAAATCATCGTATCTAATTAAATCTGATTTGACACCCAACCAAATGATTGACAAATTAAAGCCTTATATTGACAAAGGTGATAAATTTTTTATTGTTGAAATAGTCAATAACAAACAAGGCTGGTTGACAGAAAAACAATGGGGATACATTAATAACAATATTTTTAATTAAGGTTTGGGATACAAATTTCATCTACGCTATAAATATTTCCATCGCTATCTTGAGGAGTAGTTCTTGCTACTTCTCTTTTTTGATCTAAATCCCCTTGATTACTAACTATAGTTTGGAGCAATTCGTTTGTTTTTTTCTGTTCTCTCAATAGTTCATCTTTGTCTTTTCTTGTCATTTCTTAACCCCTTTTTTTCAAAATATTGATACTTCGCTTCATCCCAATTGAAGAACCAATGGATAAAGAATGGAACGCTTAATGTTGCTAACACTGACATTGAAAAGTGACTTTTCAACAATGTACCTAGCGCTATCATCAATAAAAACATCCCTATCAATCGTGCTTCACGTATTGCTTTCATGATTAACCTCCTACACATGGATTCTATTTTGAATTTCTAAATATCTTAAAAATTCGAGTTCTTTTTCAATTTGATATGCTTTTCCTTCGGTCAGTTGTTCTGATTGTCTAAGCGCTGCTCTATCATCTTGTAGCTGTTTACGCTCTTTTTTGATTTGGTTGAGTATCCAGCTTTCTTGTTCAGTTGTATAAGCCATAACATTCTCCCTACGCTATGTCATTTAAGTCAAAACTCATTTGTCTTACAACTGTTTTTGTGGCTGTAGACGGCTCCCAGTCATTGATATACTCAATTACCATTGGATAATGTTTTTCTCTTAATTGTGATCGGGTACCCACACCTGTGATTTGCTTAATACCTGAATTAATATCTTTGTAAAGCTTGCCACGCTGTTCCTTTGTGATTTTTCCAAATCCTCTTGCAACTTCTGCTACTCGTTGATGAACTCGACGTGATAAGTAGCCATAATCATCTGCACCGATTTTTTGATTGTCTTTTAAGTCGGCTACTTCTTTTTCAATTACATCTACACGCTCATTTGTTTCTTCATTTGCTGATAAAGCAAGCATCGCCAATTGTCTTTGCGAGGTTGGAAGTTTAGGCTGTTGAATTTCTTTTTCCATTTGATTAAAAGCTTCAATATATTTCAATTTAAATTGCAAAGCTTTTTGACCAGTGAACCCCATTGCTAACAAAGTGAAGCCGTCGCGATTCATAATAACTTGGCGATAAGATTGTTTGTTTTGTGGATGAATGTAGGTATCTTCGTAAAATAGGTCGGCATAATTTTGTGCCACCCCCTCTTTTAATTCATCAATGGCTTTTAGAACAACTTTGTGTTCTTTTCCGAAAGTTTCTGCAACTTGTAAACTACTTGTTACTGCTTGCTGGTTTTTCATAATTACTAAATTTGTCATTTGGTTTACTTCCTTTCTGGTATAATTATTTTGAAAGCGAGGTGAAAAATATTATGTTTACTTATATTTGTAACAAACAAGCAGACGATAAGGGGTTACACGAAGTGCATGTTTCAACATGTAAATACCTACCATCTACAGAACGACAATTGGTAGTGGGCGAATATTCTTCTTGCCATGCAGCTATTCAGTCGCTTGAAGAAGCCAACGCTGGCAGAGGGTTTAAGTTCGATGGTTGTTATTATTGTTGTAAACCTTGTCATCACGGTTAGTTTTTTTGAGGAGTAGTTACAGCTACTTCTCTATTTTTTCGGACTGTATCACGATAATTTTCTACTGAATGATAAACAATCACTTGCTCTAAATGCTTTTTGTATTCATTTTTTATCGCATCAATAATTAGAAGTTCCTGATGTTGATGCTCAATTATTTTGATTAACTCTTCTTTAGACATTTCTGCATAGTATGGTTTTAATTCACTCATTTGTTTATTTCCTTTCTGGTATAATTTTCTTATCAGCAAATGGTCTGCTGAAATAATTCATAAGGTGGTGAAAATATTGGAACAGACTAATAAAAGAAAAAACGAATTAGCTGTTGACCTTGTAGTCGCATGGTTAGCACATAATTCTGAAATATCAAATGAAATTGGCCGAACTTCTGTGAAAGGTAATCCTGTTACAACTAAAGAAGTTGCTCAAGCCTATCTAGACTTTTTCAAGACTATTACAAATAACGAATTGCCTGAAAATTTAACAAATGAAAATCAATAACTTTTCAAAATCTCTGCAATGGCTGCAACCATTGTGGAGTTTTTCTCTTTTATAGCCTGGTCAAGCGCTTTTTCTAATTGTTGTAAAATTCCAAGTTTGATTTCCATAATCAATTTTGCAATTTCTTGAGTGGTTAAGTCTTGCTTTACATTATTTTTATTCATGTTCTGCCTCCTTATCTAGTTAAAGTTCTTTCTTAGCAGCATTATCTTTTCGCCAGTTATTAACTTTATTTAAATCAAATAACAATTTACCAGTAGGATTAGGTTCTGCTTGCAAGCCAGCTTTCCGCCATTTTCTAAATGTTTCTACAGAAACACCTTGCCGTTTCGCCATTTCCGTTTGATTGAATAATGTTTGTTGGTTTTTAGCATCTAGCTCCAATTCAATCTCCTGTCTAAACCTACACCCTATTTCTGGCAATGCTTCCTCTAACCACTGATCAAACAATGGTTTTAGCGCTTCTTCAAACGTGGTCATCAGTTCCCACCCCTAAACCTTTTCTTTGTAGCGTAAATGCGACTTCTTTACCAAAAAAAATTTCTATCGCTTCTGCATCTGATAACGGAATCTGTTCTTTAATGCCTTTTGCCTCTTCTATAGAAAAATCTCCACCTTTTTTCATTTTTCTGTAGAAAGTACTTCTGTCTATACCAATAGAATCAGCTACAGCTTGTTGGGTCGTTCCTCTTTCAACAATTAGGCCTTTTAATTTAGCAACATTAATCATTATAACACCTCTCTCTAAAATCGCATTTATGCGACTTGATATTTGTAATATACCACCTTGAATGTTATCAGTCAACAAAAAAGTTGCATTTATGCAATTATTTTTGTTGCAATTATGCAACATGCAATATATAATAATTATTGGAGGTGATAAAATGAATGTAGGCGAACGCATGAAATTAAGAAGAAAAGAATTGAATATTAGCGCTGATAAAATCGCTAATGAACTTGGTGTATCACGTTCAACAATTTTTAGATATGAAAAAGGCGATATCGAAAAACTACCTACAGAGAGATTGATAACTATTGCTAAAATTCTAAAAACAACTCCCGAAGAATTGATGGGCTGGAACACTTCGAATGATTTTTCTTCGATAGAAGCTATCTATAATAAGTTAGATACTACAAGAAAGCAGAAAGTATGTAGGTATGCCGAGCATCAATTAGAAGAGCAAAAAAGAAATACATCTAATAATAAAGTTATTGCTTTCATGCCAACAAATACAACTACTATAGAACTTTCAGGCAGATTATCAGCTGGTGGAGGTGCATTTAATGACAAAGGTTGTATAGAAATTGTTGAAGTAGGCTCAGCTCCTTCGCAGTATGATTTAGCATTCCAAGTTTGTGGAGACAGTATGTACCCTACTTTTCAAGATGGTGAAATTGTTTTTGTAAAAGAAACTATGGATATCTATAATGGACAGATTGGGGCAATTGAAATAAATGGCGAAGCATTTATTAAAAAAATGTACCTAGAAGGAACTAGGCTACGTTTGGTGTCTCTAAATACCGAATTAGATGAAGATGGAAATCGATTATATCCTGATTTTTACGCTGACGAATTAGATGATCTATATGTAATCGGACGTGTAATTATATAAAAAGTCCCGTGCGCTAACACGGGCATTTCTCTTATAGAGAGCTATGAGTATAAAAAAATTATATCAGAAAGAGGAGAAAAAATGGCAAAAAAAGTGATAGGCGAAGACGGTAAAACTTATACTATGAAAGAGAAAAAACCTTTTTATAAAAAAATTTGGTTTTGGGTATTGGCTGTTATTGTTTTAATAATTATTGGAGGATCGCTTGGTGGTAATGACAAAAAAGATTCTTCTAACGGTGGAGAAAAAGTTAATCAATCATCAACAAGCAAAAATTCAAAATCAAAAGATAAAAAAGAGGAAAATAAATTTTATAATATCGGCGATACAGTCAAAGTAGGAAATGCAGAATATACCCTAACGGGAGTGGAACTTACAGAAGAACGTAATGAATTTACTGAAAAACAACCTGCACAGGTTGTTAAAGTTTCATATATTGTTAAAAACAACGGCGATAAAGATATTCCAGTGGGTATGGATATTGAAGTATACGGCTCTGATAACAAAAAAGCCGAAACGTATCCGAATGACAACACGATGGGATCGGTAGCTTCTGGAAAAGAAATGGACTGTATTGCCCACTTCGGGTTAAATCAACCTGGAGAAATAGAAATTCAATTTAGCCCTATTGTATCATTTGAAAAAGCTGCAAAATTCAAAGCAACAGTATAAAGATTAGCCTTCGGGCTTTTCTTTTCAGCCACACAAGAACATACATTCCCCAAGGAGGATCAATATGAATAAATATGAAGTAGAAAAACGATTATGCGAAGAATTGAACATTGACTATATACACTTAAACCTTCGTACTGGTCCAAGTTATAGATTCACTGAAGAAGAGTATCAAGAGCTAAAATTCGACTATGCCAAATTATTTTTACAACTAAAAGATATTGGAGAGTAAGATTAGAAATATTTTTAGATAATATTTCCACAATGAAATTTGAATAAAGGAGTTGCTAGATATGGCTTCAATAAAAAAATATACAAAAAAAGATGGATCAACAGCCTATATGTTCAACGCGTATTTAGGTGTTGATCCAGTAACGGGTAAAAGCAGACGCACCACACGTCGTGGTTTTAGAACACAGAAAGAAGCAAAGTTGGCATTATCTAGGCTAGAACTTGAAGTGGATTCCAAAGGTTTCGTAAAACAGAATTACAGCACGTTTAAAGACGTATACGAGCTTTGGTATGCCCAATATGTAAATACAGTTAAACCTATCACAGCAGGCCATACAGAGCGTATGTTTAGGCTTCACATCTTGCCAGAGTTTGGCAACATTAAAATTAATAAATTAACAAAACTAATGTGTCAAAAAGCGGTCAATAAATGGAGTAAAGAATATTCAGCATTTCATCTACTAAAATCAATAACCCAAAAAATGTTACACTATGCTGTTGCTCAGGATATTATAGATATTAACCCCATGCAATATGTTGTAATGCCAAAAAAAGATAAAACAAATGAAACAAAAAAGAAACAGTTTTTAGAACTATCCGAACTAAAAGATTTTCTTGCGGAAGCGAAAGAAACACTAAACTTTCAAGACTATTTAATATTCCGTGTCTTAGCATTTACAGGAATCAGAAAAGGAGAATTATACGCCTTAACATGGGAAGATATTAACATTTCATACAAACAATTAACCGTAAATAAAACACTTACAAGAATAGGCAAGGAATACATTATATCGACTCCTAAGACAAAAGCTTCTAATAGAACCATAGGCCTTGATGATACAACTGTATCTGAATTAATTGTCTGGAAAAAACATCAAAAGCAAGAATTGTTAAAATATGGTTTTAAAACTAAAAGTAATGATAAACAGCTTATTTTTCATAGAAAGAATAACACTTTACATTATCCAGAACACATTAATTTTCTTTTGTCATCGGAAATGAAAACATCTCTATCCCCTCACTCATTTAGACATACTCATGCTTCTTTGTTATTCGAATCGGGAGCTACAATTAAAGATGTGCAGAAAAGACTTGGCCACACTAACGTTAATACCACGATGGATATTTACACTCATGTAACCAAGTCTTCTGAAAGAAAAGCAATTGATAAGTTGTCAAATTATGCTAATTTTTAA